TCGCGTCATTCGACACGGACAGCGATTTGTATTCGGCCTCGACATCGGCCAGCGCCTTTTGCTGCTCCGGCGACAGGTTGATAATGCCCTTCTGGTGCGCATCGACCACGGCGCGCGCCCACAGATTAACGTCGTGCTTTTTCTTCTCGCCGATTGCGCCAAGCCCTTGGCGGTTGAATTTGGCTTCGAGTTCTTCGACGGCGGTTTTTGCTTCGGCGGCGGCGGCCTTGGCCTGCTTGACTTCAGCTTCGGCTGCGACGAACTTGGCGCTCACCGACTCGCCGGACGACAAGCCGTCTTTTTCGATCTTGGCAAGCTTGGCTTCCAGATCGCCAACAGCCTTGCCGTCAGCCTTGGCCTTCACCAGTTCGTCGTTGGTTTTCTTGAACTCTTCCCATGCTTTGCCTTGGGTTTCGATGATGCTCTTTACTTCTGCGAGGTCGGACATAATTTTCCTTTGGGCGTAAAAAAACCGGCTCAAGGCCGGTCGATGGGGTTGGTGTTTGGCTTATGCGGCCAGTGATGCGCCTCGGCGTTTCAGCGCTTCGGCAATTTGCTGCATTTCGCCCCCATCGGAATCACTCCGTCCGAGGCAGTCCTTCACTCTGGTGACAAACACCAAAGCTTCGCTTTTCGACATGCCACAAGAATCCCTCAAGTGGCGCTCTGCATCGGCAAGCGAATCGATTTCTTCCAGCGACTTGACGCCGGTAATGCGGGCAAGTCCGTTCATTGGGCGCGTGACTGGCGACACCTCAACCAAGTCAATGCGTTTAAGGCGGCGGCGCGGCTCGTCTGGCGATGTTCGCGGCGTCACTTCCTTGGCGATGTAGCCGATACTCAAGCTGTCGATGGCTGGGCGTGGCGTCATCTTCATGAGCTTGTACATTTCGATGCCGCGCGGCGTGTCGGCAAACTTGCCAGCCACTTTCAGGCCATGCCCATCTTCGGCAAAGTCAGTCCATACACCGATTGGCGTCAAGTCCTCGGCAGTCAGGCCCATGCCGCCATGCTGCGACATCATCGCGGGCCAGCGCTGCTTACCTGACTTCACATCGGAGAGGAACGCGGCGAACGCGCCCGGCTCGATCATGTCGCCACCAGCATCGACGTTGTTGAAAACTGCGCCGTAGCCGGTAAAGCTCATGGCATCGTCGCCAGTATCGGGTCCGAGCAATTTAATCTCGACCAGCCCGCAATTCAGTCGTTCCATATTTACTCCTTGGTAGGGGCTTGCCCCAACTGCGCGGCCGTGATGTCGGCCATGTTCATCGGGACGAAGTATTTTTCGCCGCCTTCGTAGGGATTCATGTCTTCCAGCGCGCGAATGCCATTCGGGTTGATCGCGCCAATACTGAACATCTTGACGTAGTATTCAGCGCGCGATTTTGCATCGCCGCGTAGCAGCCCTTGCACTGAAAGTTTTGAAAAATAGCCCTCGTCAAACTCTTTTGGCGTCAGCAAATCGCGGTCGGTCGTTTGCTCCCACCGCTCAACCCAGGGGCCGAGCGAGTGGACAACGTGAGCGATGAAAAACTGTTCAGCAGATGCGAAAGTGGCTGTTTTGTCTGCGAAGCCGGCCATTTGCGGGAAAACACGCATAAACCGGCAGATTTCAGCAATTTGCAGCTCGCGCGTGCGGATATGCTCGGCATCTACGCCGGTCATGGACATCTGCGAAAACGTCGCGCCCTGGTCGAGGACCAGTGTTTTGTACGAATTCGCGCCTGTGCTGGCCTCTTGAAACGCTTTTTTCAGCGCAGCGCGTCCAGCCTCTTTCAGCTCGCCATCCATGGAAATGATGCCAGCCGCTTTCGCGCCGTTTTTGTGGAACCGCGAGTGCGTTTCCTCGGTGGCCAGCGCCAAGCCGAGCGCTTCGCGCGCCAGGTCGATGACATCAAGACCTTCGACGCCATCCCATGATGGGCCGCGCAGATGAAAGATCGACGTGCGCGGAAACGGGCGCTCAAGGCCATCTGGCATCCGAATCCAGTATGTGAGCGCAGTATCCGCGCCCTGCTCGATGCGCACGCGGTCGGGCATCACCGGCAGCAGTTCACGCACCTTGCCGCCGACGCGGTTGATGACGGCGTATCCGCCCTTGGCGAAGATCGCGTGATACATCATCGTTTCGCGGAACTGAAACGGCGTCATCCAGTCGTTGGGTCGGCGAGCCAGGACGCGATACATCGGATTCTCGCGGGCGGCTCGACTGCCTTCGCCGTCCTCCTGCATCAACTTGAACGGAATCTGCGCAATGCCTTCCGCCAGCACGCGCCCACATGAGAACGCGACCGACACGCGCAGGGCGTTTTTCCAGTTGACGGACGGACCGGCCTTGCTCGAAGCGCCACCAGCAACCAGATCCCACAGCGCATCGAAGCTCACGCCCTTGCGCTCACCCGGCCCGCCAAGCAGCGATGTTAGAAAATTACTCACCCGCACCGCCTCGCATGTGTCCGATCAAGCCCATCGACAGCATCAGCAAGCCGCCGACGATCAGGCCGGCAGGCTGGTAGATCATGCCAGCGCCGACGCTGACGAGAGCGCCGCCAGCAAGGACGGCGCCTGCTCGGATGGTTTGTGGTGTCATAGGAATAGGGGTTCTGAATCGTTTAGGTAGGAGCCTGAACCGGGCGCCGCTGGATTCAGCGACATCAGCGTTACGGCGTCAAAAATTGCCATCACCGGGTCGATCTTCGCCTTGCCAGATGCGGCCTTGGTGACTGAAATTGCATTGCCTCGATCTTCCACGCGGCAGTTGCTGACGCTCCATGCCATCAGCGGGCTGGCGCCGTGGATCATTTCGCCGCCCGCAATGCGCCGCTCTGTCGTCTTGATCGCGCCGTTGAGCTTCCATCCTTGCGACACGGCGACGATGTGATCCATCGTCAGGCCGCGATCAGTCGAAACAAGCTCGTTGACGATGTCGTTAATGCCGGCAGCGTCAACGCCAATGCCCATCTTTTCCGGCAGCAGGCCAGCATCGCGCACACGGCAGATGATGTCTGCAACGGCAGCCACATCATCACCAGGGCGCGCAACAATAGTCAGGTCGCCAGCCTTTTGAAAGTCCAGCAGGGCCGGCGCGATTTCCTTGCGGCGCTCTAGCGCGATCTTGTGCGCCCACGCGTGCCCCCAATGCAGCCAGCGCCCGGTGTCACGTTCGCGCCCGATAATGGCAAGGCCAAGCAAGTCATCCAGCCCGCCGCCGTCGATACCGATGATGACAACTTCGCATCGATCAAGCAGGGATTCGAGCGTCAGACTGCTGTCGCCAGCAGCCTCCCAAAAGTCAGCGCCGACCCAGCGGTCGGATCGCAGCGCAAGGCCAATTTCTACATTTAGGTGCTTTGCCAGGAAGCCGCGAACCGAAGCTTCGCCGTCATTCTCGGCCTTGCGCATCTCACGCTCAAGGAATCCCCTATCGACTGAATAGCCGATGTTCGGATTAACCATGCCGAAGTTTGCCGGGTTGCGATCCTGCCCTGATGCGATGATGTCTGGCGGGTATTCGTAGATGATGGGCACGAACGCCTCATCGACTACGATCCCGTCGCGCACGTCGCGGGCATACTGCAATTTCTGCTTAAACACTCCAGCGGGCGGGTCGTCGCTCTGCGTCGTGATGTAGATAACGAAGCCCTCGGGCCGCGACGCCAGGCCGCCTGTTGCCTCGCGCAGCATGGCCTCGGCGTTCGCCTGCTTCCCGAATAGCCAGAGTTCCTCGATCAGCGTACCGACCGACTTCTTGCCCGATACCGTGTTCGAATCTGCCGCTGACACCTTCAGGCTGCCGTTATTCTCGCGGCTCGTGATCGTCTTTACGTGCGTTTGCACCTGCAGCAAATCTTCGAGCGTGTCATCCTTGCGCACCATGTCGCGCGCCGGGGCGAAGCTGTTGTTCGCCACTTCCAGGGTCGGGGCAAGTATCGTAAATTCTGCCGACTCGCGCCAATTCCGAATCAGGGCGGTCAGCATGATTGCCGCCGCAATCGTTGACTTCGAATTCTTCTTCGGGATCAGGACAAACCACTCAGTAATGAGTCTGCGCCCGGATTCCGCGTCGTACGCCCCGAAGATCGAAGCGGCTAGATCAAACACCCATGGCGCGCACGCATCGGCGATTGTCGGCGAACCAGGCGCGTCAACGATGCGAAGCTCGCGCATCACCTCTAGCGCCGCCTCGGCCTCGCCTGGGAAGATTGGCGGTGGGATAATGGATCGACCAGCCTTGAGCCTATCGGCCCAATCGAGGCATGCCGTACTCCACTTCGGGG